AATTGGCTTAAAGATATTATAAACGAGTTATGGGTAAATAGGAGAACTATCGTAATGGTCAGCCAAGACAAGGGAAAATTAACAATGGCACCAAGCATGGTGTCAACGGTTGCCTCTTTGAGGGCGGCTTTGTCTATTTTCATGAAATCTCCTATCTGTATTGATTATACATTAATTTATGTTGGGAACAACACTTACTTGAAAAAATGAATATAGAATTTGTCAAACTCAGTTGCAACCGTCTTGCTGACGGCGACCCGGCATTTATGGGTGTACGGTCAAAATATCTAACTTTTTTGAACTTTTATTTTGGAATCCAATAGAGTCCCTAGTTATATAGGCTTTCTGGACGTGTAATAAGTGCAAATGTTAGCACTGTGGACACATAGTAGATACAGGTCAGCAGCAATGTCATACTTGCGTCATACAAAACTGTTGCGTAAGTTACTGATTTAGCGTTGTTTTTTTATTTTGGGCTGATTTTGGGCTGTGGGCAGAAAAAAAACGCCCTCTCTTGGTTTTCTACAGGATATTAATGAACTGCCTTAACTCACAAACTGTCATACATCGTCATACTTTGCATCTATGATATCGCCACCGAATATCTCTTTGAGTCGTCCTTCTATATCCTTGTGGCTCATGTTATCCAAGTTCGCTGTTATATTGAGATTCTCTGTCTTCTTTATCTTCAGACCAGCCAATTCATTCAGCTCACGCAATGCTGATACCGATGCATTGAACTGCCCTTTGTTATAGGCTTCTTCACTTATCTGCCATAGCATCTTCGCTGTCTTCTCTGGGGTAATCGCATACTTATGTGCAAGCTCTTCTTTACCAACCTTGATGGCTTTGAGGACATTTGGATAGTCCTTACCGTTCAAGAATCTAGTAGCTGCTTGAGCTGGGAACTCAAAGCCTGCTCTTCTAGCCGCCTCGGTCTGTGTGCAATTGTCATTAACATAATGCCACACAAAGGCTGACTGCATATCTGTTAGCTCAAACTCTGGGTCTGACTCAAACGCACTTGGTCTATTAACCAATGGTTTATCAGGTGCTTTCTTACCTTTCTTCTTCTCTGCCATATCTAATCCTTATATCATATCCAACAGGGCGTAGGGTAGAGGGTATGCGTTCCCTAATACTATATTGTTATATATAAGCCATACTATATATGTATACCTACACCTATATATACTTAATAATATTATTATTATATATACTATACACTATACCCTAATACATACCTAAACAGCGTAACAATGGGGTCTCACGGTCAGGGTAAGGAACAGGGCATTGGTCTCTCCTTGCCATACCCTATCCCTTAAGCCCAACACATAAACACCAAATGTTGACCAATTTGCCATACCCTACCCTACCCTTAGCAATTTGTATCAACGTGCGAGTCTGCATGCAGCTTTACAAAATACTCTGCATCCAAGACAACTAACACCTTACTTCTGTTGCGTTTAATAACCAACAAAGGCTCATAGCCCTTGCAATTCGTTTGTGCTTGGTCATACGACTTCCACACATTCAAGCTTTCCTGATTCTTACATTCAATGCTGTAGGGAAACTTCTCCCTCGATTGTTTGCCCATGATGATATCTTCACCCTGAGAACCCATAGGTCTGCTTTCTAAATCTTCTTCATCTAATCCTAGTAGGTCCACCAGCATCTGCCTGAACTTCTGCTGTAATAACCTACCCTTTTGTTTTGCTGATTGTGGCCTCATGTATTGTCCTTATTAAAATGGTGACTCCTCCCATACTGATTTATCTTCTGGTAAGTCCACCAAGCTGACATCATACACCTTCTTACCGTTTGTCTTCCTAGGCTCTATGCCATGGTCTGTTAATACCCTACTTGCATCCTTGAAGTCTATGTTGCGAGGATTGCGTATACCCAATGCTCGTAATAAAGCAGTGAGTTGCCATGCTATCTTCTCTGTATCCAATGCATCAAAGTCTACATGTTGCAGTAATAAGTCTTCGACAGCACCCTGAGTCCTGAATCCCTCGTTAGACTCTTGGAGCATCTCTCGTTCTTCTGTGGTCAGATACCAATTCTTTACACCCGGCTGATAGAGTGTTGCCTTTACCTCAGCCCACATCTGTTGCATGTCGATGCCGTGGTGTGGATTGATGTCTGTCACCTTGATACACCAGAACCTCCTGTTACCACTACCGTCCATTAAGAACTCTGGCTCATTGACCGATGCAAAGAAAGCTGTGCGTCTTTGATAATTAGTAAAGCTTCTGTCATAGGGCAAACGCATTTCATCAGACCTTGATGTGATAAACGCCTTCAACTGATTGATGTCTGCTTTCTTAAAGGTAGACTCCAACTCTCCTAGCTCTACTATCCAATGACTGACTGCTTTTTTTACTGAGTCTTTATCCTTAGGGTCAAGCGTTGCACCTTCACACAGCCAACCCTTGTTGAAGTCCGCCAATCGCTTAAACCACAGCGTCTTCCCTAATCCCTGTGACCCTTGGAATACTAATAGTCCTTCTAATGCCACGCCACCTTCTTCAAAAGCAGCCGCCACACATGAAAGCAACCACTTCTTCATCAACATGTTCTTCAAGGTAACGTCCTTGCTCTTGACCGTGTTGCAGAAGTCATCGATTCTACTAACACCGTCCCAAGGCTTAGAGTCTATCCATTGTGCTACCGGGTTGACTTCTTTAGCTATTATCTTCATTGCATCTCTGACTCTTTGATGCGGTACAAAGTTCTTGATACATAAGTTCTCTACTTCTACCAAGAGTGCTTCATCTTTTAAATCGCTAATCGGTTTAAAGTTGGGTATCTCTATGTCAATGCGTTTTTTAATAACATCGTAATAACATTCAATCCCATGACCCTTCATCAGTGCTTCATAGTTATCAGTGGTAGCCATAATCCTGCCGTTGGATGTTTTCTCAAACTCTACCAACTCTGGAACCTCTACCTTTTTCTCTATTAGCTCACCGCTGATAGCCATTTGGTCGTTGAAGTCCATGCCCTCTTCTTCAGGCATAACGACCTCTGCGTTTGTTACCTGTGCTGCAGCGATAGCTTTATCTTTACCCACATCGTTCTCATCGTTGTCTGCATAGATAATAAATTCTTTGTTTGGTAATGCTTCTGACAGCTTCTTCGATACGCTAAGCATGTTGCCTGCGTTGAAGCATACTATCATCGGTATCTGCTTTTGTTCGTAAATCGTCATACAGGTCGCATAACCCTCACCTATACCAACCTTTGTGGCTTCTTTTAAATGTTTTGTTCCTACTATAAAGAAGCAACCACCTGTTTTACCACCGCTGAGAAATCGCTTACCGCCATTGGTATCAATCATCTGCAGGCTCCACAGCTTACCTGTCTCATCCATGATTGGGATAATCAGCTTACCCTTGTGTTCTCGTAAAGAATGGGATGCAACACCCTTACTAAGTAAGTACGGATGAGAGTCGCAGGGCAGTGCCACATCCCAAATCATCTTGGCTTTCTCTGATACCTTCAGCCACTTTTGTTCTTGGTCTAATCGTGCTTCTTCTTTAAATCGTGCTAAGGCTTCTGTGTCTATCTTTCCTGCCTTAACCCCTGACATTTTAAAGTTGTGCGTCTGTCCTGTTCGATAATCAGACGCAAAGCCAACAGGTGTGCCGTAGTTGTCATAAAAAGCATAGTAGCCAGATAAGGCTCGTTTGTTGTTTATAACCGTGTAGGCTCTTTGTGGTTTGACCGGATTAATTTCTACCGGGTCTTTGCGTTCTAATCCGTGGTTCTCTAAAAACCTCTCAAACCTATGTATTGCATCGGTTGTAAGTGGTTTTGATAAATCTTTGTTATTGCCCTGTACATTTTTTATTCCCATACTTGCTCTCTCATCTTTTATTCTATATTATGTTCTATTGAATACCTTACAATATAGAATAATGTGAGGGAGATAACAAGAACTTTATAAATATTTTTTATTACAGGAGATAATTATGGCACTAACAATTAGTGAATCAGGTGGAGGAACCTTCGAGCAAGCACCCAAAGGTATGCACAATGCAACCTGTTACAGGCTTGTTGATGTGGGAACACACGAGGAAACCTTTGAGGGAGAATCCAAAAAACGACACAGCATTTTTATTTATTGGGAGCTGAACGATGCCAAGATGGAAGACGGTCAACCTTTTTCTATCATGAAGCAATACACGCTTTCTTTAAATGAAAAGTCAGCACTTTACAAAGACTTATGTGCATGGCGTAAAAAACAATTTACCCAAGAAGAGTTAGGCGGCTTTGACCTGACTAATATTCTTGGTGTGACTTGTGATTTAGATATCGGCGAGACTAGCACCGGCAAATCCAAAGTGGTAGCTGTTTATAGTCCTGACGGTGGTGCGAAGAAATCACCGACAGTTAATGAGCAGATTGCTTTTGATATTGATGAATACGTTGCAGGCAACAAAGACATGATTGGACTATGGGTAGATTTACCTGCGTGGGTCCAAACAAAAATTGATGAGTCTTTTGAAGTAAAAGCAAGAGACAGCAAAAGAGCAGCAGAACAACCAAGCGGTGACTTTGAATCCTTAGAGTCTTTGAGTGAAGAGAAAGATAAGATGTTCCCTTCTCCTGAAGAACTAAAAGAAGACGACTTACCCTTTTAACAATTTGGCTGTTGGGTTCGCCATTTTTTCATATTTTTTATGGACTCCTATTTATTGTGAATCTGACAGCCTCTTATACTTATGAATAATATAGTTGAATTAAAAACTAAAACGGAAATCAAAGAAGGCGTGTACCAAGACATGCCTTTTAGTCAGTACAACGAATTAGATGCTATTAGGTCACACGACTTAACATCTTTTACCAAAGACCCTTACACTTGGAAGTATGAAGAAAAGCCAGATAGCGAAGCTTCATTCTTTGTTGAGGGTAGATTGCAACATTGTTTATTTTTAGAGCCACACGTCTTTCACGATGAGTTTGTGGTTGCACCAAAGGTAGATAGAAGAACCAAAGCTGGTAAGGCTGAATACGAAGACTTCCTTGCTTCAGTCAACGATAGAAGTGTCGTAACCCAAGACTTATACGATGCATGTCAAGAGAGAGTTGAGGTCCTAGATGCGTTTAGACCACAAGCTAAAGACTCTACTGAGCTTAGTATTGTCTTTGATTATTACGGTAATCGCTGTAAAGCCCGGTTCGATATGATACAAAACAATGTGATAGTAGACCTGAAGACTTGCCGTGACGCTAGTCCAAAAGGTTTCAAACAAGCCATTAAGTCTTATGGTTATCATCAACAGGCCGCTTTCTACTTAGATGCTGCAGCTTCTGCAGGTATGACTGAGGTAGACAGGTTCCACTTTCTAGCCATATCCAAACAGCATCCTTACCCTTATGCTGTCTATGAGTTAAGCGATGAAGCTATTGAATACGGTAGAGCTTTGAACGAGAAAGCAATCGACCAGATGAAGTTTTGTGAGCAGACAGGTATCTATACACCTTTTAACTTGCACAACAAAATCATTGAGATAGGTATTAGTGATTTGTAAGGAGAAGAGCTTGAGTCCCATAAGTCCCCCCCACCAAGGATTACTCAAGCTCAGACCCTGCTTGTGAAAGCACCAGAACACGACCACATGTATTGGGCAGAACAGGCTGCTCAATACAACACCCAAGCAGAACGAGAGGACTTCTTAAAGTCTGAAGGCTTTACCAACCAACAACGTATTGATTGTATCTTGCACCTAGCTGTAAGTTACTTGCCTGCTCGTATGTACAATTTGCCGAATAAATTAATTGCTGCTGCTTGGCACGACCTGCCAAATGATACTGCGAAGACTATGTTCGCTGTGGGTATAAAATCTTATAAAAGAAAGTACAACACATAGCCGGAAATATAATATGAATAAAAAAAAGAACTATGTGTCGCACCTTCATCACATGCTTATGGAATGAGCTGTGATTTTAACTGTTTTCCTCCGCAATAATAATTGCACCATCCACCTTGATGTCAGTAAAGTTTAAACCACTGACCTCTTCGTTGTTGACTTTGAATATTACATCACGAACCAACAACCTAAGCAATGCTGCCTTTTGATACAAGTTTAATCTTGCATAGGTTTCTATAATCTCTTCACCTGTAAGTCTACTTGCGTTCTGCAAGACATCCTCACCTTTCTTTTTGAATAATGACATGCTTCCTCTCTATTTTATTTTTTTTGTTTATCTCTTGTATCTTTTCAAGCTGTTCAAGTATTTTAAACTCTTTCTCCAACTGCTCGTCTACTAAGTCCTGTTTGTCCTTTTCTGTTCTCATAATACTCCTATTATATAGATAACCATGCCACATGTAAGCAATGCAAAGACTGAAGTCCAATACATCTTCTCGTCATCTCTCATGGTTGTTCTCCTTTATATCATTAGCCATGTTCAGCCAATCGATATCCACCTCGTCCTTCTTGCTGTCGATTCTGTACATGACGAAAGCATAGAAGTCTCGCCATGTGTTATCAATCCAACGGTCTATTCTTTGGAAGAAAGCTTTTATCATTAAATAACTCCCTGAGCTTTAAGCTCTTGCTCTGCTAATTCTTCAAATGACTTGTTACCCATTTGTGCTTCCCAATCCTTAGTAGTAATCCCCTGCGACATTTCTACATAATCTTTTGACTTACACCAAATTTTTTCTTTAGCAAACTGCTCGTTAAGATTATTGGGTATAACCAATGTTACATCATAGTCATCGACATCTAACATGCTATAGCAGTTGCCGCACTCGATAGTCGCACAATCATCAACAAGATTACCTTGTTTGATTTGCTCTACTTCAAGCATAGCACTGTAAGAATATGAACCACCGCATGAGCAGTCCTCAACGTGCTGGTTGAAAAAAACCTCAGCACTGTCTAGGGTGTTCTTACCCCATGCATTGATTGTTCCTGTTACTGTAATTTTATTTGTCATTACGCCACCTCCTCATTTTGTAATGTGTCAATTTCTTTTTCTAACTCTACAATTTCTTTGGCCATTGTATCTTCATAGGCAGTATCGTTTAGCTGTTTTTGCAGGCATTTTTGTATGTTAGCTGTCCTCATGGCATTTGCAGATATTTTGTGAGCAAACTCAATTTTTTGCAAAGCATCATAAGCAACGTCAAACTCTCTTAACTCATTCATACCTGCTTGATGGTATTCCTCTACCATCTGAAGTTTAGATGTAAGCTCTGCATCAAGTTTGTTTTGTTGACGCTTATGCCTTCTTTTAGCATTAACAAGCTCTCTCTTCATGTGTTTGAGTTCCTCTTGCTTTGTCCAGATTGTTAGATTTGTGTATTTCATTTTTTCTCCTATTTATTTGATATACCTATATTATACACAGCTAACATTTATTATCAACACTTTTCAACACTTTATTTACATTATTTTTATGGCAGTATTTCATAGACATAACCTCTTACCGACCTAGGTTTCTTCAATACTATCTCATGCAAATTGCCTTTTACTTTTTTGGTAAGGTCCCAGAATGTATCTCTGCCGGGGTCTGCAATAAGTATTGGACACTTGGCTTGTTTGACTAACTTCTTTATGTTGCCAACGTGTTGCTCCCAATAACAAATGTCACAACCAATAATTAAATCTATCTTGTCAAAGGCAGCTTCAGGTAAATCTTTGTAATCCATGTATAAGACTTCAACGCTTGTCTTGTTGTATTTATTAACCACATCAACAAAAGGTTTGGTGTTTACATCTATGTCTATGCCACCACAATCAATGCCTTGCTTTTGTAAATAAGCCAAAACCACACCCCAACCACAACCAATGTCGACTGCTGTTTTAACTTTTGACAGGTTATAGCGTGACAAAAAATCTATGATAGTAATAGAAGAGTTCCAGACTTTGTTACCATGACTGATTGGTTTTTTGGTTTGTCGCTTAATCTTCTTAATATCTCTATCAGTAGATAATGGAATTTTTATGTTGTGAATTGATTTCATGGTGTTAAAATATATTACATTAAGTTATAATTAACAGCAACCAATTACGGAGTTTTACATGGGTGATTACAATAAGGGTTACAGAACGCTTACAGTTGACTTAGAAACATACAAAATGCTTGAAGAAATTTGTAGCTCAGAGAGAAGAAAAAAGATTGACCAAATACGATTAATGGTTGAGAACAACCACAAAGAAGTTATAAAAGAAGAAGACTAACCTAAGCCACCAATCCCACTTTTATTCATCAACCTTTCAGCTAACTCTCTATCTTTAGGGTTAGGCAATATAGTTTCTGAAATCATAGACTCAGGTGTTACCGCAGTTGCAGGTGGCACTATGGGTATGTCTGATGGTGTAAAAGTGTTTAAAGCGTTATCGATTTGTGTAGAGAGATTTTCTTTGTCTACATCCCTTCTCTCCATTTCTCTCTCTAATGCTTGACCCTCGTATGGTCTTTGTGACTCTTCAGTGATTGCTTCTACACCCTCACCTAAAGCTCTAGCACCTGCCTGACCACCTAAATAACCAAGCTCTGATAAATATTTGTAAGCTTCATCTATAGATTTGCTTGCTTCTGGGTCAAACAATACGTCAGCTAAAGCCTTGTAATAAGACTCAGCTTGTTTAATTTTTATGTTTTCTAGTATTTCATCTCCCACAGTACCAACTGCTGTTCTGCCCGCCAACCTAATAGCGGCAAAAATGGTAGTGATTGCATTAGTACCAAGATTACCTGTTTCACTCATTAGTTCTTTTTCTAAAGCAGCAAGTGGTTGTGTCGGTGAGCCACTTTTTGCAACAGAGTAAGCTCTACCTACCAAATCCATTAGTTTGTTTAATTGTGTTGCTTCTTCTGGCTCAAGCAGTGAATTGACCATCTTTTGAGCATTAGGTGTTTGGAAGAACTTTTGAAAGTTAGGCAGCCCTTCATCTACCGTGGCTTTGGTAAAATCATCTAATGTTTGTAAGAAATATTCTTTTTTAATTTCTTGAAATGCAAGTGGGTCAACATTTTGTAGTTGTGTTTTAGCTGTACGCAAAGCTGACTCTGAGGCTCTTGGATTAAATAATACCTTTAAGGCTTTAGCTGATTGCTCGTCTTTAACAAGCTTAGCCATAGAAGATATTATGCCTCTTTCGTATGCCAAAATGTTTGGTTGATTTGGGTCGTATATCTTACGAGCCATGGCGTAAACACCGTCTGATGCTTCGTCCATGTTTTTAGTCATTTCTATCTTAATATCGTTTAAAACTTTTTTAGTGTAAGGACTAGCGTTTTGTATTAAGTTACCAATAGAGCCTGAACGTCTTTGGTGCATATCCATTAAGTCTGTTATCAACTTATCATCAGCATCAAACATCAATGCCTTGTATTGTTCAAGTCCTGCTTTAACATCAGGGTCTAATCTTTTGTTAGCTAACTTGCTGTCTATCATCTTTACAACGCTGTCTGCATCAAACTGTATGCGTTCAGGTGCATTTTCTAAACTATCGTACACAACCTTAGCTCTAGCCTTTCTAGCTGCGTGTATGTCGTCTAAAGCTTTTTGTGATATTTCTTGTAAGACTCTACCTATATCATCAGTTGCTTTTACATTACCAAGACCGTCTGCAAAATTGGTTATAGCCTCTCTTATTCTTGCATTTCTATTGTTGTAAAAATTAAATATCTTTTCGGTATCAGCTTGTCTGTTTAAGAAATGCTGAATACTTCTAGCCTTGGTACCAATAGCTGTGGCTTCTGCAGGCGTAAGTTCAAAGCCAAGCTTTCTTGCTTCATCTATTATTTCTGACTCACCTTTTCTTAAGTTTAGTAAATAATTAAGAGAATCTTCTTTGCCTGTAAACTTGTTGATTATTTGTCTTGTTGGCCCAGCACCAAAAGGTATAGATGAAAAACCACTAGATATCAATAAATCTTTGTGTGCAGCTGCTATTTCTTCAGGTGGTAAATTGTAAAAGCCTTCTATACCTAGCTCTCTAATAGTTCTAGCACCACCACCTGCTAAGTAATTACCACCAAAACCACCCAAAGCAGTCGCACCCAATACAGTAAGCCCGGCAACTAATGGATGCTTGGTTTGAGGCATACTTGGACTTGCTACTATTTTTAATCCTTGCTTAAATCCTTCTTTAGCACCTTTTAGTCCACCGTATAAGTCAGCAGCAAAAGTACCTGCAGGCACTATGTTAGGGTATATGAATTTGTTACTAAAATTACCTAAAACACCTGCATCTGTTGGTAGCTTAAATTCTTTTGAGTATCTAACACCGTTTTTCTTGAAATCACCTTTAGGGTCTTCGTAATACAAATCGTTGTCTATAAAAATATATCGGTATGAAGCCAATGGGTCGTTAGGAAATCTTTGGCTTGCTAAGTAATCTATTTCAGAATCTTCGTCAAAAAAAAGGCTAGACTTAATAGTTTTAGAAATATAATCAGAGTTTATTTCA